AACCGCTCCAGCTTCTAGCGTCTTTATTTCATTAACAACATATCTTCTCTTTAATTCAAATTTCATTTTTTATTCATTTTTATCAATCCAACCATTATCAGGATTGTTGATTATTTCAATTATTTCACTATGAGAATAAACTTGTTCCCCATCCAAAAAAGGTGGTATATCTCCCACAAATTTTAGAATTGTTTTACTCCCATCTAAACTATATCTTAAAGTTGATTTTGATGTTTCAATAACTTGTTTGAAATCCACCGCTTCAACCATTTCTTTATTTATTATAACATACTTTTTTTCCATATCTTTATTCTGGGACATCAGCTTTAAAATCTGTTGAAGTCATGTTAGTCATTGTTCCATTATTGTTTCCTGTTTCATCCACAATTGTTGGNNANGTNGCNATNGNATTTCCAACTATACCACCATCTCCCATTTTCCAGTAACCTATCATATTGTCTAAAGGTTCAGGATTAAACGGCAACCCATCATTGTAAAGGTTTGAAACCTCTGTTGAATCTAACTCTTTATTGAATAAAACTACTTCATCAATATTTCCTTTCCAATATCCGCCTCCATCAGCATTGTTTCCAATTGAAGCGGTTGATAGACTTCCAGTAAATGTTCCACTTATTGCATTTGCTTCTTTTAATGTTCCATCTAAATAAAGAGAAACATTTCCACTTGAATCCCACGTTCCAGCTAAATGATGCCAATTTCCATCTCCCTCAATAGCATCTGTTGTTACAGCTGTAGTTGTAGTTCCCCCAGCTTTATATACACATCTAAGTTCTCCAGTTGGATTGTTAAAGAGTATTCTAATATTGTTGTTAGCGTCCTCAAATAATCTTATTACATCTCCACTTGCAGAAGTTGTTTCTAATTTTACCCAAGATGAAAATGAACCTGTATTTTTTGCAGCACTCATTCCAGTAACTCCCAAAGAAACATAATCATCAACCCCATCAAAATGAGTTGAATAAATGTTGTTAAATGAATTTATGATTCTAATATTAAAATTTAAGGATTTTCTATAAATCCCATCGCTTCCACTCATATCATCAAATACATCATCATAACCATCAAAATCAATTGCTTGAATATTTACAGCGTTATAAACCCCATTCACTCTATCTAATGCTGTTCTTATATAGTTAGCAAGTTTAGAAGCTTCTGAATATGTTTTACAATAAGCTGAAACCATTATGTTAGCAGTATCTAATAAAGCAACAGAATCTTTTTGCCCCTCTGGTGTGTCTGAACTTACATCATAAACAATAAAAGGAAATGCTGAGGTTTGCTTCATTACATTTGGAGCAATCCTTGTTCCTACCATTGAACTCACTGCAATGTTGTCACTTAATATTTTATATATTGCTTTTCCTATATCCATTTTAATATCCTAAACTTCCGTATTTTTGTAATCTTTTTTCATGGCTTTTTACTGCCTTAACAAATATTTTTTCTGCTTCTTTAAATCCATCTTTCAAAACAACGCTGTTTTTAGATTTCCAAGCTCTTTCCATGTAAGGATCTGCTTCTGTTGTTTTTCCTTTGTGTCCTGTTTTATGCCCGTATTCAACCCAAGCTCCAAAATATCCCCCTTTGTTTTTTCTAAACTTTCCTTTAACTCTTGGTCCAATATAACCACCATGAACCCATTTCTGTTTGGAAGCTTTTGTTCTGTAAAATATGATGGAATCTCTTAAAGTTCCTCTTGCTATTTTTTTACTTTTATCAGCACCATAAACAACATCTTTTTTTGCAATAGGTGCATTTCCAGCAGCTTCTTTTTGTAAAGGAACAGTTACTTTTTTCCAAAACCTGCCCCAAATTTTATCTTCATCAACTTGTTTTGGTAATTGAGAAAACAATTTTGCAATCTCTTTAATTCCTTTAACTTCTACTGAAACACCACTCATGATTGATTGTCTTTTTTTCTTGTTTCTAATTCCAAAAATTGTTCTCTTCCATCTATTTGTTTGATCCCATGAATGATGTATGTTTCACTATCAAAATCAACTCTGTATGTTGTTCTTAAATCAACTCCGAGATTTCTTATGTAAAAAATTACATCTGTTTTATTAACTTGCTCTTGAGATTCTTCTTTTCTATTACTACTATCCCAATCTACTTTTGCCCATAATGTGTAAACAGTTGCATAAGTTTTTGTTTCCTCTCCATATTTATTAATTACATATGTTGGGGATGTTATAGTTATTCTTCTATCAAGTTGTCCTATACTTAACATACTTGAATTTTATATTGNTTCAATAAATATTGACTTGATAATGGAAGTTCTGTTGCTGTTCTTCCTGTTATAACTGTTTGTCTGTTTTCATACCAATTTCCAATGGTCAATAAAACAGCTTGTTTAATACCATCAGGAACATCAGTTGAAGCTGTTCCATATCCAACTGTATATTTTACCTCTACAGCATTTATTCTATCAGCTAAAGTTGGAAGTGTTGCATCAACAGCTAGTCCAATTCTTGCAGGTTTGGAAGCGTCATCCAATATGTAATTTGAAGAAGCTAATGTTTGCAAAGAATCATTTGTATCATAATATTTTATATGTGTAAGTGATGAAACTGGACTTTTATAAAGTCTATATACTTCTAACCAATTATCACTGTATTGTGTAACTAATGTATTTATGAAGTATTGATTTGTATATTCCTCACAAGATTGAGTTGCCGCTTTAATCAAATTATCAATTAAAGTATCATCTGCAGTTGTATCAACTTTTAAGAAATCCTTTGCTTCAGCTGTAGTGAATAAGGGATTTGTTGCTAAGGTATTTACTTTTAAACTTCTATACATTTTTTTTATTTTTTTAAAAAAAGGACTGGCTATCTAAAACCAGCCCTTTCTTAATTATTCAATTAACTTACGCTGTTAAAGTAGTAAATTTAACAAAAGATGCACCAGAAGCAACACCCCAGTCAAAATAGTTATTCATTATTAACCTAACGCTACCAGTTCCAGCAGCAGAATAAGGATCAACGATTATGTTAGATGGTCCGAATTGTGCAAAGTAAACTCTACCAAAATCACCAAACATACCATCTCCAGACGCACCAGCAGAAGAAGCAGGAGCAGAAGAGAAGTAGCCTGGATAACCAGCTAATCTATCATCCACGTATAAAGGATATGTTGAAGAAACTTGAGCTTCTTTCTTTATTGCAGAATATAATTCCCAAGAATTTACGAAAGATAAGTTTCCATCTAATCCATGATCATCAGCAACAGTTTGGATAGCTTCTAACATATCAGAAGCAATAGAACCTGAACCAAAAGTAGCTTCAGTAAATGTTAAAGTTCCTGACGTTCCAACTATACAGCCAGGAGCATTTGTAACATTAGAAGAAGCAAACATTGCAGCATCAATTTGAGTTGCCATGTTTCTTCCCATATCTCTCATTACAGAAGCTTCCGCAGAAGGTCCGTTTTGAGCTAAGATTACATTTGATAAATCTGCATATCCAGTTAATCTGTTTGGAGATAAAGTAACTTTTCCAAAGTCAGCACCACCATCAGCAGAAGCACCATTTTCAGTGTTCCATGCAACAGTTGAACCACCAGCAATAGGAAGAACNGTATCAGCAGCAACAGTTCCTAAGTCATTTAATCCAACTCTATTATAAAGACCAGAAGCTTGTAAGCTATCAACATAAGCACCTACAGCAGTTGGAGCAATTGCAGAAGTTCCTTGATCTATTATCCCTCTTTCTTCTTTCATCATTGTTGGGATTCCAATACCTTGTAAACCTTTTCTAGCTTCAGTTTCAGCTTCTTGGTGCATTTCTGCTTCAAGACCTGTTAATTGTCCACCATTTCTAACTTCATTGATAGCTTTAAATAAAGACCATCCTCTTGTAGCTTTGTCTGTGTTTACTTTTTGAACTGGAGTTCCAGCAAACTTTACACTCTTACGAATCTCAGTTTCAACTTTCTCAGCTCTTTCAATTTTTACAGATATATCATCTGCTTTTTTAAGAAGTGAATCCATGTTATTATTCTCATCAGTAGTTAAATCTCTTTCTTCTGCAGTTGCAGTTTCTTTTATAACTTCTAATTCTGAAATAATATCATTTCTCAATTCTTTCAATTCAATACTTGATTTCATTTTTAAAAATTTTTATTATTATTATTTTGTTCGTTTTATCAATTCAATTTTTAGTTTCGCCAACGAACGCGCCACTAAATCGTTTTCCTCTTCTTTTATTTCTTTATTTTCTTTATACATTGCTAAACCTCTTTGTGCAACTACTAAATCAGATTCCGCTTGAGAATAAGCAGGATATACAACAGGGCTAACATCATAAAGTCTTTCAATCTTTGTAATAGTTCTTATATCATTCCCCTCTTCATCTGTAGTCCAATTATCACCATCTCTTGCAATAGTAAATGCAAAACTTGATTGAGAAATGTTCCCATTCCGCATGTTTATTGCTAAGTCTTTACCATAAGAGGTTTCAGGAATATCAAAAGAATAGCGCATCCCTTTTTCATCTACCTCAACTTTTAATGTTCCTGATGTTGAACGTGCAAGAACTAAATTTTGATCGTGGTTAATTAAAGCACGAATGTCAGATTTATCAATCGTTTCTTGTGTTATTGCACTTGGAGAGATAAACTCATAGAAGCCTCCGAGATTTTCAGATTTACTGTTAAATACTGCTCCATAACCTGAAACAAATTCTGTTCCATCTTCTCTTGTTTCAAATCTTGATTCTAAATTAAATATTCTTTTTTCCATAATTGTATTATTATATTTTTTGTTCCAAATGTTTATTTGTTTTATTTTTTCCTCTTCATAGTAATCTTCATTGTCTTCCTCTGCTTCTTGTTGAGTTTCATATTTACATTCTCCAGTTTCTCCCCACTTCCATAAACCATTATTACATTCCTCAGCTGGCATCTTCCTCTCCTATTTTGTTTATTGTAGTCATATTCATTTGAAGATAATTATTATCTCCATCCTCAATTCTGTTTAAATCTTCTTTTTGTCTTACTTCATTAATGGTCATCCAACCATTTGTAACTGCTGTTTTGTAATAATCAGCTCTATCTTTTACGTTTCCTCTAAGTAATCCGTTTACATTGAACTTAATATAATCTCTTCCAACTAAATTTCTTCTAAATAATTTAAGACTCATTTCCAACTCTATCTTTGAAATATAAGGCATTAAAGAATAAGAAACAAATTCTTGAGATTGCATTTCAATATTATTAAAACTTGACTTTGATAAATCTCTTAATAAATGTGGAGGTAAACCAAAGATTCGTGCAACTTCCTCCACAGAAAACTGCCTGCTCGCCAAGAACTGAGCTTGGTCAGGTGTTACTGAAATGCTTTTATATTTTAATCCCTCTTCCAATACAGCTGTTTGGTTAGATCCAGCTAATGTTCCATAGTTTTTATTAAATGAATTTCTTAATCTATCAATTGCTTGTTCACTTAAAGCCCTATCAGATTCCAATATTCCCGAGAGTTTACCTCCGTTCTTGAAAAATGTTGAACTGTAGGCCTGAACATCCATACCCCATCCAATAGCATTTTTACATTGTTCAATTGGTGAAAGTCCTGTTATTCCATCAGGACCAGTTATCATTTTAAAGTGAAGTATGTTATCAGAATCGTGAGTAACACCTGAGTTCTGATCTTCATAATAAAGTTTATTATCCAAAACGTAAGTATTCACATCTCCATAGTTCAATGGTAACAATTCCAATACTCTTCCATTTCTGTTTCTCACAATTTGAACATAAGAATTTCCATCAGAAAGCATGTCCATAATTATCTTTTCGTAAAAAGTAATTTTGTTTTGATAAGAGTTTGGTTGGTATTTTATAAGAAATGAAAGTTCAGAATTTACTTCTAAATTATCTCCATTTGGTTGTCTGCTAAATACTCCAACAGGAAGTGTTGAAATACTTTCAGAAAGTAATCTCATGGCAGCCCATACGGCTGAAAATGTTAAAGCTGTTTCAGGTGATACTGCTTGAGCAGGACCAAACGGCATTGTGTAGTTGATGCTTCTTGTTTCCTTTTTTGGTTTTCCTGAAAAAATGTTTTGGATTGAATTGAGTATTCCCACTATATAATTTTTTGCAATTATACGAAAGAAAGCCTCATTTTTTATGTAACAATGTTTCCTTTATTTTTCTATCTCTACAAACTCTGAATGAATTGTAGTCCACATATTTTCTTTTTCCAAAGAGTTCAATGTGTTCTTGTTCCAAAGATTCGTAAGCGTCTTTTAAATATTTGTAGTCTTTGGCTCTTGACCAAAACTCTCTAATGAAACCATCAGCTGAATATATTCTTATCATATTATAAAATTAAAAGTCCTCTACCATCATAAACAGAATTTATATCTCCCTCAGTCATGTAACTTCCCAAGGCCATTATCAATGCAACAACACCATCAATCTTCTCTGTTGATTTTGCTTTATTCGGTTTTATGTTTCCAGCAGGATCTTCTTGCAAAGCAATGTTTGATAACATCCAACTCATAACAGGATTCCCATCATGAACTATCTGTTCTCCTAAAATAAGTTTTTCCAGTTCTTTTGTTGGAGCGCTCATTGATTGAAATCCTTGGCCAAAAGGCTCCATCGGAACTCCCTCATTTGTTAAGTCAATAACTAACTGACTAGCATTCCATCTATCATAACAAATTGATTGGATTCTAAATTGCATTCCCAACTCCATTATTTTATTCTTTATAAAATTGTAGTCTGCAACATCTCCACTTGTTCCAATTATGTAGTCCTGTTTTAGCCATGTAACATAATCAACTTTATCTCTCTCACTTCTTTTCTTTGCGTTTTCTTCAGGGATAAAAAAGTAGGGAACAACAATAAACTTTTCTCCCTCTTTAAAAATTAAACATAGACAACTTATATCTCTTGTTGATGCTAAGTCCAAACCAGCCCAACATTCTTTGTCTTTTAATTTTTCCAAATCAACTTCTCCTTTACACAATTCCCATTCTTTTGAACCTATCCAAGCGGTTTGAGAATCAGTCCAAATGTTTAACATCAATCTCTTGAATGTGTTTTGATATGATGGAACATCCATTGCTCTTTGGGATTCTCTTTTCATATATTCCTCTCTCAAACTTATCCCATAATTTGGATTTGCTTTTTTCCAAACTTCTTCATCAGTAATATCACAATCTGAATCAGCTTCATAGATAGCAGAATAAAAAGATTCATCCTCAATTATTCCATCCTGAACTTGCTTACTGTAATTATAGACCTCCCAGCATATTGATTGTCTATCATAACCAGCTGTTGTTATTGCAATACATAATGGTTGCCTTCTTGAGCCTGTTGAAGTTAATAAGGTGTCCCATAAATCTCTGTTTGGTTGTGTGTGTAATTCATCAAAGATGATGCAGTTAGCATTGAAACCATGTTTTGTTTTTGAGTCCGAACTTATAGCTTGATAAAAGTTCCCCTTACTTTCATTTGTAATTGAGTTTCTAAAAACTTTAGCTCTTCCAGTCAGTTCTTTATTGTTTAAAATCATTTGTTTTGCTATCTCAAAAACAATCCCAGCTTGAGCTCTATCTCCAGCAGCAGAATAAATTTCACTTCCTCTTTCACTATCTGCAAACAACATATACAATCCTATTGCAGCACACAAGGTAGACTTCCCATTTTTACGTGGGACCTCAATAAAAGCTGTTCTATATTTACGAGTTCCATCTTCATTTTTCCATCCAAACAAATCTCCAATTATTTTCTTTTGCCATTCTTCTAGAAGTAACGGCTCTCCATGTAGTTCTCCTTTTGTATGACTACAAAATGTTTCAATGAAGCCGATTGCTTTTTTTGCGGCCTTTTTATCAAAATAAAAGTTAGTCAAAATAATTATTTATCTGTGTATTGTTTGTTGTTGTTGGTGCAGAAATTGAAGCTCTAGCAACTGGAGTTAATCCAAACTGAGCAGCCAATTTAAGACTGTTGTTTAATGCATCATTTTTCATTTTAACTAAAGGAGATGCTTGACGCCTCAAGACTATTCCCTCTGAACTTTGAAACTCATCAATTCGGTTTTCTTTTCTAAGTTTCATTTCACATTCCAAATATAAACTTATCTCATTTGCGTATGCTTCTACTAATTTTAAATCTACTGAGTATAACATCCCCAAGTTAAAAAGTTGAGTTGTTACTTTTTCAAATTCATTCTTTCCTATTTCAGAAAGCCATTCAGGAACTTCTGGCAATTGAGGAACTTGATCCACAATCATTTCATTTTCAATGGTCCGACTTTTTTCAAGTGTCCCTTGCATCTCCTTTAATTTTGTTGGTGTTTTCTTTCTACCTTTTCCCATTATCTTAATTTGTCTGTTGGTGCTTGATATGAAGTTCCGAACCCCTTGTATTTTTCAGTGTTTTTCATCCAGCAACCACAAGAACATTTTGATTCTTTGGCTCTAATTTTTCCATCTAAAAAAACTAAAGTTTGTTTCAAAATATTTTTTTCAATGTTACATTTTTTACATGTATATTTAG